CAAAATCTTTTCTTTTATCAGTTCTTGCCTGATTAGCGATCTTGTTCTGGTTCATGTTGAACGCTCTTTCCGCAGCGGCTAGATTTTGAGGATTATAGTCTCGGACGTAATCACCTTGATTATTCTTAGTGACTAGTTCACTGGGGTCAAACTTAGGCTGTTTCTTCTCTAAAAAATTATCAGCTTTGGGTGTCGCCGCAGGTTGAAACTTACCTTCTCGACTTGTAGCCATCACATCATCTACTACGCCAGCGAGATCCACGGGTTCGCTAGCAATCGCTGAAAGTTGGTTTCCTTTGAGTATACCCTCTGGCGTTGTTGGCGTTGGTGCAGATCCAAATGGCACGGCTGCTCCAAGGGAAGGTGCTTTTGGACCACGAGCCATGTCCATTAACTGCTTACTCTTACCGACACCTTCGTATGCGGTGACAGAATCTTGCACTGCATTGAACACGGATGAACCACCACCCGCTCTGTTTTTTTCCACTAGGGCATTATTATCGTATTGTCTAAGCTGCTCATCACGAGCTGCTTGGTCTGCACGACGACTCCTAGCTTGTCCCTCAGGCCCACTAAAAAATGACTCGGCTTCCTTGCCTAGATTCTTGAACATCCCTTGGAGACTGGCGGATTGCCCCCTTTTGATTTGCTCGCGTTTTAAGCTGTCTGACAATTCATCCGCAAACTCTGCGAATGTCTTAACTCTTTTATCTTTGTCTTTGTCTTTGTCGGCCATATATTAAGTAGGATGTACGTTTTAGTATATACATTGTGCCTCCGAACTCAAGGGTAAATTCAAGGTAAGTAAGCGGCGTCGTTCTGCAGTGCGGCTTTTAGGTGCTTCATCGACTTAGGTGGTTTCCTATAAGCCTGATTTGGATCTTCCTCACGTGGCTCCATAGCGATCAATCCGTGCCTCTGGCGAGCACAGTCAAGGGCTAGAAACGCCGCATCTGCAAGGTCTGGAGACTGTCCTAGCCTCTGCTTAAACTCTGGCTTGGACTCAATCCTAACCTTTAGTGAGCCAGTCTTTACTAGCTCATAGTTCCGACCGACAATTTCCTGAGCTAAATCAGAGTCCACACCAAAAATTTGTCTGGTCCTCATCAGCTCCTTGCCCACAAACCACAGCTCTGACACTCGGTTGGTATATAGCTCCAGTCCCGTAAGCTGGCTATTCACTGAGACACGCTTATCTGAGGGTCTACCACCAAAGGTAACGCGTAAGAATCTAGCCGACCACTCTCCTGCCAATACGTCACAGAAAGATGAACCTGCACCAGTTGCGTCCACCGCTAGATCATCGGGGGCTACACCCTCCTTCTTACAAATCTTCTTGATCTGCTCCACCAGCTGATATGTCCGTGGTACCGCCTTGTTGGTCGCGTCATCATTAAGCTGGTAGCTCTTACCTAGCTCAAAGACAAACTGACCTGTATCGTCGGTACCTACCTGACCTACATACAGCACGGTCCTGTCACCGCCATTAGTAAAGGCAGGGTCAAGACCAGCTACCTTGGTAGGTGCTGATCCCCATCGAACCTTATTCATGCACCCGCTCTTAGTTATCTCATTCTCGCTGTAAATACCTTCGTCCTCATCTGAGTCAAAGAATACAGCTCTCACCATTCGCATATAACCACGGGAGCTAGTTCCCAGTAGCTCACGCTTCTCCGCGATCTGATCGGCACGTGGTAAGTATGGGTAGATTGTCTCACCTGCTAAGATGTTTGGACTACGCTCACCATCCAGTCGTATGTATTTACCACCCCACTTGGTACGCCAGCCGTCATCGACGTTGGTATCTACCGAATCCCAGCCATCCTCTGGCTCAGACCACACGCCAAACGCATCGAACTTCGAGCTCGGGTTGGACATACCGATCATGCGGAACTCGGGGTTTGATGACAAGTTGGTCAGACCAGCGTGGACCACAGCCTCAGATATCTCAGATAGCTCGTCACCTATAACAATAACCCGCCTGTTCTTAATACCGATAAACTTACCTACTGCCTCACGAGTCCTGCTCTTCTCCGCTGCGATAAGCGAAAGACCAGACTTCTCTAGGAGTGTGCCGTGCTCGTTTACGTAAGCTACGTTACCTATGGAATCCCGAATCCTGAAAGGCATATCATCTATCACTGCCAGTAAGCTGATAATGGAACCCCAGATCCGCTTACGTGCTTCACGTAACGTGGTTGAAGTAATCAGGACTAAGGTATCCTTAGGCTGGGATAGACAGTTGATGATAGCGTAGGCCGCCATCGTGTGTGACTTAGAGGATGAAGCGGCACCACCAACAGCAACAAACTTATTATCAAGGCAGCTTCGGATGATTGTCTTAGCCCATGGGTTTGGTTGCATCAGAGGCTCAGGTAGATCTGGCCTATTCCACAGCACATCACAGGCTCTCCAGAAGTAATACTCCTTCGCCTTCATCAAGTCGTGGTTAGCGAAACCAAACAGTAAGGCAGTTAGCAAACTAGTTGGTGGTATCTCCATGCCACCCACATCCATCTTGGTGCTAGACGGCTTAATGAACGGCTCGTATTTGCTGTCTAATTTAATCTCCATTAATGATTGAATACATTGTAAATACAAACTATACTCCAACACATGGCGAAGGACAACCCTGAAGACAAAAAAAATAAAGGCCCCGAGCCGCTACCTTTGCACAAGAAAAAGGTCACAAATCCGTTCGGCCAGAATGGAAAGAAGCGCCGCCTGTTTAACAAGGCGATGGAAATGTATGAGCAACAATACACGTTCTCTGCCATTGCCAAGGAGTGCGGAGTCCACGTTAGCACACTGCGTAGATGGTTCAGGGACGCGGGTGCACCACCGAAGAAAAGCAAGTGGGAACAAAACCCCACCCCTTGGAAAGAAGGAGACGATCCCAAGCCAGAGTCAATCTTTGACGGCACAGAGGAGCATAAAGTAAAACACGCTGTAGATGCAGCGGCAGAACAGGCACACGTAGCCGAGAAAGGTAGGATCAACGAGATCGCCGAAGCTCAGGGTAGCCCAGCAGAACAATACCAAAGCTACATGGCGAGCCAAGCGGTTCGCTTAATGCGAGATGGCATGGCTCAGATGAGGCCGCCCAGCAATGTCCGAGAAGTAGAGGTGCTCGATAAGATAGCACGACGCCACTTCGGACTAGATGAAAAACAAAAAGGTGGGGCTAATAGCCTCAGCATAGATATTAACATTCTCAACGATGCCGCAGCAGCTGCCAGAAAAAGGCCAACCAAGGTTGTCGATGTAGACCCAGAACCAAACAACCAAGACTAATGAAATTTTTCGCTGAACGCAGCCACGAGCCTGACCCGTTCGTTATCAAAGGGAGTGTACGCTCCAGTGTCGATTACTTCTATTCCGCAAAACAAATCACAGGTGACTTTGTCAGAGTGATTCCGAACAGCTGGAAAGAAATATCATTTATACAAAGCCTTGAGAAAGGATACAACTTGTTCGCCCCATGGCATGGAGATGGTGTGTTAGTCCGAGCAGACTTCCTCCCACCTGTCCATGATCGTAGGCGTCGATAACGGAGCTTGCTCTGGGGCAGCTGTGGCTATTAGTAGCTGGGATGGTGCCCTGCTAGGGTATACCCGTTTACCAAGTTACAAGAATGGTAAGAAGACTGAGCTCGACATGATCGCGTTCAGGGACTGGATACTATCATTTGAATGTCCGCCTATGCGGGTGGTCATCGAGGAGCCTCTGCACCATGCCCCATCCTCACAATCCATGAGGTCTATGGCGTTGTGCTATGGTCAGCTTACTGGGCTGTGCACAGGTATGTGCTGGCCGTGGGATGCCGTCTCTGTCAGGGAGTGGCAAAAAGAAATGTTGGGTAAGTTCCCTAAGGGGCAGTCTAAGAAATATGCGATTGCCAAAGCTCAGGAAATATTACCTGATGAGAAGTGGTTAGCGACACCAAGATCGAAGACATCACACGACGGGATCGTCGATGCATTCCTAATGGCTACAAGAGAATACAGGAAAAACTTCGCCTAAGGAAAAAATATATTGAAAAATTGTTGACGGGCTAAATGTCGTCTGGTAGGTATGAATCATACAAATCAGAAACCATGAAGCCAGTAAACAATGAAAACACTATTTCCCAAGCAAGAAGACGCGCATAGATTCTTTACTATTACCCAGCGTCAGGGACACAACACACTCGACACCAGCGATGCTGGAACAGGCAAAACTGTAGTTGCCGCTGCGTTAGCAAAATCATTAGGACACCCTGTTGCTGTCCTGTGCCCTAAGCAAGTTATCCCGTCTTGGGAGCGTGAGTTAAAAGATATGGGCGTAGACCCACTGTTTGTAATTAACTACGAAAAGATTCGTGGTGGTCGTACCAAGTGGATGACCAAGTCAGGTAAGAAGATAATGAAGTGGATGTTACCTATGGGAACACTTCTTCTAGTAGATGAGATCCACAAGTGCAAAGGACCCTACACACAAAATGCACAGCTGGTTTTGTCACTCGTTAACCAAGGTTATCAGATACATGGTATGTCTGCTACAGCAGCGGAAGACCCAACTGAGATGAGATCACTCGGCTACATGCTAAAGCTACACAGTCTTAACAAAGCGGACAAGCCACTGAGATCT